CATAAGAGAAATATAATTAAGTAAAACGATTTTATTTAATACCCCTACATCCCCACCAAACATATGTCAAGCGGGGTCCGCTAGGACCCTAAGACAATTGCAGAGGGAGGGCGAAGGCCGACCGGATCCCCTACCGTTTAAGGTAGGGGATCCAAAACAAAAAAAGTTACTAATTTGAAATAGCAGTAACAAAAGGACGGGGTGCGGTACCACCTGGAACCGATCCACCGTTCTTAAATTTGTAATGATAATCTTGTGTTCCTACAACGTCCAAGACGTTGGCTACGGTGAGTAATGTCGAGGCATTTGCTGAGTTGCAAACGATGAACATAGCTTGCGTTTTACCTTTTATGGCATACATATTATTCATACCAGGTTCGGTAAAATGGCATTTGCGAAGTTGCGGAAAAGTGAAATAATCTTGGGCACCAGATGAAATATTTACACGAGTCTTAGTTTGTTGTTTCCAATACTTTCCGAGTTCGGGGACATCGAGAGGGGTGATACCTTTGGTTGTCATACCGAAAGTATTGGTGTAAAGAGCGGTACCATAAGCTTTCACCCAATTGGGTGAAGCTAAGAGAGTATTCATAGTTGTAATCGGGTCTTTGTATGCGCTATCTGCTATGTCTACAGCAGCGATAAATGTATAGATGTCCACACATAGAGGAATGGTAGAGTTGTTGTATAAACTATAGTCGCCTCTGGCGTGCGTAGTGATAAGTGTATCGGCTTCTACGTTTCTAGTGAGAGTCACAGCGGTATCACCGATAGCAGCTTGTGTTAAATATAATGGACCCCAAGGATATAATCGTTGGGAGGAAGTGGTTGAAAGCCACTGATCGCCAGGATTCATTACGTACATGCTTTTGGAACCACTAATAAATTGGTTCCTACCAGAAGGAGTGACAGCATTAATAATTTGGTCATGCCAATTAGCAGAGCCGTCATCTCCATATTGATGCCAAACGTTGATTGGTGCTGCACTTTGTAACGCCTTTTGAACTTTATTAGCAAACTTCTTTGCTCTAATTTTCTTCTTCGTAATCTTTCCTGACGCTGTTGATATACGTCGTATAGGATTGGCACTGCTAACAATATTATCTGGATGATTAGCATCATCTCTAGCTAAATCTTCACGGTGCTCGTAGGCACCACCTATTTTCCAGTCCTTGAAACCAACGTGTAAAGCAGCTTTTTTATGAGTCTGCTTTCTTACACGTCCAGAATGATGTTTAGTGACTTGCTTACCCATTTACGTAAAAAAATTCTGAAAAGTGGATTGTATATAGCGAGGGAGGGTTTTGGCGCAGCAAAGGAGAACTCCTTTGGCGGAGTCTGGTGTAACACCAGCCACCCTACGAGTATATAAAGGACACTTTTGGAACTACTTTTTTGCTATAAGTACAGTATTACCTTATAGCACTTCAAGAACAAGAACAAGATTTATCATGGCTGCTAAGTATTGGATGTTTACGATCAATAATCCAGCCAAGGATGAGAGACTCGTCATGGATAGTAATGTTTCATATTGTGTCTACCAGCTCGAAGTAGGAGCGAATGGTACACCCCATTTCCAAGGGTATGTCGAATTGGTTCGTAAGCAGCGTTTGAGCTGGATGAAGAGAAAATTTGACGCCCGAGCTCACTTTGAGATAAGACGTGGAACTCAAGAGGAAGCAATGGACTACTGTATGAAGGAAGACACTCGAGTTGAGGGACCTTTTATTTTCGGAACTCCTCGTATTAATGAACAGGGTGCTCGAAATGATATCGTTGCCGTACAACAGAGAATCCGTGAAGGCGCCGATAACTATGATTTATGGACGGAATTCCCTGAATTCTTTGTACGTTATAGTAAAGCTGCCAATGAGTATCGAACGGAATGGGCACAGAGGCAGCAGCGAGAAACCGTCGAGCAGCTTCAACCACTCCCTGGGTGGCAAACCGATCTGTACGGGGATTTGACTGGCCCCGTTAGTCGGCGTAAGGTAATTTGGATCTATGACCTAATTGGAAATATCGGTAAATCAACCTTTGCCGCTAGATATCGCCCCAACGCAACCTTCATAGTCTCTGGAGGCAAGCACGAGGACATAATGTATGCGTTTTCACAGGCGCTGGCCGTGGAAGTAGTTTTCTTCGACTACGGCAGGGATCAGGAAACAGTGTTTCCGTATCGCCTCTTGGAGAAGTTCAAAGACGGATGCTTCCTCAGTTCGAAATATGTCTCGAGGATGGTCAGATTTCCGACTCCTCATGTTGTAGTATTAGCGAATTTTGCTCCGGACAAAAATAAGTTGTCACAAGATCGTTGGGACATAAGAGAAATATAATTAAGTAAAACGATTTTATTTAATACCCCTACATCCCCACCAAACATATGTCAAGCGGGGTCCGCTAGGACCCTAAGACAATTGCAGAGGGAGGGCGAAGGCCGA